ATGCCGACCATCATTTCCAACCTACTGCTGCGCAAGCTCGCATCCTTCCCCAATAAATCCGAGGCCATTGCCTACGCCCGCCAGAAGCTGGCCGAGGGTGTCTCCGGTGTGAACGTGGTGCCACGCGGATCCGTGTACGAGGTTAATCGCCCCGTCCGTGTTTTGTTTTGATATCATGTGATATCATATCGTATCGTATGATTGCATATCATATCGGAGCATAAGCTATGATCTTATTGGTAGGCGGTGAAAAGGGCGGTGCAGGCAAAAGCACCCTGGGCAGTAACCTCGCGGTGGTGATGGCCAAGCGCGGCGTCGACGTGATGCTGCTGGATGCGGATCCGCAAGGTACCGCGAGCAAATGGATCGGCCGGCGCAACGACGCAGGCCTGCCGGTGATCCACTGCGCGCAGAAGACGGGCGAGGTGTTCGCCACGGCCAAGGATCTGGCCAAGCGCTACGAGCTGGTGATCATTGACGCCGGCGGTCGCGACAGCAAGGAGCTGCGCTCGGCGATGATGGCGGCCGACGTGATGCTGATGCCGATCCAGGCGAGCATTGCGGATCTGGAAACCCTCGAACACATGAGCGAGGTGATCGGCATGGCCAAGTCGATCAACATGGGCCTGCAGGTCAAAGCGGTGATCACCAGGGCGCCGACCAACCCGAGCATCACCGAGGTGGCCGAGGCCCGCGAGCTGCTGGCGGACTACCCGGAGATCGAGTTGGCCGGCAGCATCATCCGTGATCGCAAGATATATCGTGACGCGCTCCTGGAGGGGCGCGGTGTCGTGGAAATGGATAACGGCAAGGCCCGCGCCGAGGTGCAGCTGCTGTCTTATGAAATCTTCGGGGAGGTAGAATGACCAATCGTTTCAAGCGTGCGCTGCCTGGCGGTGGCCAGCCGGCAGATCCTGCGGCCGTGGCCAGCTTCATTGCCGGTGCAGACGCTCACGAGGCGGCGCCGGCGGCTGGCGCTGGCATCGAGGAGCAGCAGCTCAAGATCCTACCGGTGCCGGAGTACGATCAGGGCGGCGGCAAGCTGTCAGAGGCGGTACTGTTCCGCTGCACGCCGGCGGTGTTCCAGGAGCTGGACTTCGTGTTCAAGCACACCACGGCCAAGAGCAAGCAGAAGCTGCTGGAAGCGATCCTGCTGCCGCAGCTGAAGGCGATGGCTGCAGAGATCCGAAAAGGCAACTAACTATTTAAAGGGGGACCGTATGGCACAAGGCAATAGACTGATACAAAGGCTTGAGGTGGTCGATCTGACCTCTACCGAGGATGCGCTTGTCCACTTTGCAGCAGAAATCGAAAGCGCACTCATCACCGCAGGCGCCGCACCTGGTGAATACAGCAGACTAGATTTGATCACTCTCGCCCAACCCTTCGCACTTGAAGCCATGAAGGGGCGCAACTGCTTCTAGCAACCGGCAAAAACCAGAACACAACAGCCCCGAGCGATCGGGGCTTTTTCATGCGCGAGAGGTTTTCATGCACGTTATATACGCGTGCGCTTGCGCATCACGCGCGTGAATTTTTCGCCAAGTACGTGGGGGGCTAAAAAAAAGGTAATCAAGGTAACGTCGAAGCAAAACCACCCAGCAAAGCCACGCCAGACAAGGCTATACGACAAATAGGAAAAGGTAATTTATAGGTAATCTAAAGGTAACCAAATTACCTTTTCAAACTGTCACTTATACGTTTTGGATACGTCAATAAAATCAATACCTTACAAAGAAATTACCTTTTGTGTTACCTCTAATTACCCCATCAAGGTAATCAACAAAGTCAAATAAAATCATGTAGTTACAAAACACCAAGCAGGCCGATTACCTAGGTTACCTTTTCTGATAGACCCCACCCATACTGCAGAAAAGACGGTGCATGATTGCAAGTGCATGGGTGCATGAATCCGCAAGTTTTCACCGGGGGTGAATACCGGGCAGAGGCCCAGCACTGGCGGGCTTTGCAGCCGGTTCATGCAGCTGCACGCTTTCCCACACATGAAGCGCGGGGGCGTGGCGGGGTCACGAGCGCGCGCGCTGGGTGCTGGCAGGGGGTGGTGGCCTCGATCCGCCCCGCCCTGGGCAGCAGAAAGGCCACCCTCGGGTGGCCTGTAGTGGTGTGGCTGGGTTGACGGCAGGGTCAGGCGGCGGGCGACAGCGCCAGCTGGTATGGGCCGAAGTCGATCACCTTCTGGCCGACCACCTCGTTGATCTCCTGCAGTCTGGTCTGCAGCGGCAGGATCTCGTTGTGGTAGAACACCTCGGCAGCCTTGCTCGCATCCCCGAAGCCGCCGGTGTTGCTCGGGATGATCCCCATCAGCTGCGGCGGTACCCGGTGCGCCGCCAGCACGTCATCGCGCGTCACGTTCTTGATGTTGAAGAACTCGTCCTTTGCGGCCACCTCGCTGATCGGGATGATCTGGATGCCGTCCTTCTTCCCGTTTGGCGCGTACATGAACAGGTTGCGGAAGTTGCCCGGCCCCTTGCTGTCCTTCAGTGCCTTGCGCAGCGCATCGACATCACCCTGCTGCTGGGCCGCGTCCGTCATGTACAGGATGAAGCCGGCGTGGCTGCCATTGAGGTAATACTTACGCCGGAACAGCGTGGCCGACTCGTTCAGCCACGCGCTGTTGAGCGCGGCCAGGTACTCCGGCAGCCCGTATACCTCCTGGTTGATATCGTGCTCCATCAGGTGGATCACGTTGTCGAGCTGTCGCTCCTGGTTGTAGGACGGCACCCACCAGTAAGTGGACAGATCCACACCGCGCCGCGTGAACTTCGCTGGCGCAGGATCCAGCGCCAGCAGACCGCCAAGCCTGTTCTTGACCTGCTGCAGGAACAGGTTGCCGAACACCAGGTAGTCGATCACCACCTGGGCAAAGGCGGAACGCGTCAGCAGCGGATGCGGCCGGAAGGTACTCACCAGCACATTGCGCTTCACTGCGATCGCACTTTTGTGATGCACAGCCGCATTCCAGCTGCGCGCCAGGCCTTCCCAGCTGATCGGTGGCTCGTACCACTTGCCGGCACTCAGGCACTCGGCATAGTCCATGATCTCCCGGCGATCGAGCACCGGTGTCGGGTCGCCAAAGGTGAATGCCTCGATGCTCTCGGTACTGGGTGGCGTGGCCTGGTGGCCACTGGGTGGTGTGAAGGGGCGGCGACGCTTGGCCATTAGTAAATCTCCATGATGCTGGAGTTCGCCTCTGTCGGCCCCTCCAGCGGTTCGTTGAAAAGGGCATGCATGGTGGCCCATGCGATATCGGCGTGAGAGGTTTCCTCGGAGCGTCCCGCCTGGTAGGTCACTTGGCGCCCGCTCGGCGTCAGGGTTTTCTTGATCGCCATGAAGCTGGCAGCGATATCGGTGCTGCCCGCATCAAACTCCAGGCGGCCGCTGCTGATCACGTCCAGCGCCTTCAGCACCATCCGCGTTTTCAGCTCGACGTTGTAGGTGAACGCCACCGCGTCCGGGCGGAACTGCTTGACCAGCTGGTACACGCCGACGCCCAAGCCTGAGGTGTCGATCCCGATGTAGGTCACGTTGTAGCGCACACAGGTCTGGCGGATAAACTCGGCCTGGCCGGCAAAGTCCGCGCCTTTGAACTGGTGGCGCTCCAGGATACGGAACTTGCCGCCCGGTACCGCCGGCGGCGCCAGCACCACTAGCGCCGCGCTGTCACCGGTGTTGCTCGGGTCGTAGCCCACCCACACCGGCTTGTTGCCGAACGGTCGCGGCGTGAGAGGTTTCCAGTCCGCCCACATCTCCCAGCTGTCGACCATGCAGCGCTGCATCTGGCTGAAGCCGAACACGCTGGCACCGTCGTCGATGAACATGCACATGAAGAGCTGCGCGAACTCCTCCGGGCTGTTCTCCAGCCGCAACCGCTCCAGGTCGAACAGATTGCACCCGCCGGCCAGCGCATCCAGGATCGTCACGATCTGGCGCCACTGACCATCCGGGCAGCGCAGGCCAGCCATCAGCGCGTCGTGGCTGATGTCCAGGCGGATATGCTCGGACTTTGGCCGCCCCTTGTTGAATGCCTCCCCCGTCCACACCGGATATGCTTCGTGGCTCATTGCCGATGGCGTCGAGAAGTACGTCATCCGGTACTGCTTCTGCGACGCCATGCCGCTCGCCAGCTTCTTCAGCTCGCGATAGCGCGGGATCCAGAAATACTCGTCCACGTACAGGTTGCCGTGGCGCCCCTGCGCGGTGCGGCTGTTGGTACCTAGGAACATCAGCTCGGCCGCGTTCGGCAGCTTGATCACCTCGCCCTTCAGCTCGACATCCGCAACCTCCTTGGCGAAGTCCACGATGTAGCTGCGGAACTGGAAGGCCTGCGCCTTCGAGGCCGACAGGAAGATCTGATTGCGTCCGGTCTTCAGCGCATCGATGAACGCCTCGTGGGCGAAGTAGTAGGTCGCGCCGATCTGGCGGCTCTTGAGGATGTTGCGGATCCGCTCGACCAAGCCGGCCCGATACCAGTGCTTCTGGTAGTCGAACATCCGGTCGAGGAAGGCCTCTTCGAGCAGCTTCTGCTGTTCCTCGCTGATGGCGTTCTTTTCCGGTTGCCGCTTCGCTGCCGCATTGCGGTTGGCGATCTTTGGATTGAGATCGACCTCCTTGCCGGTCTCCTGGTACTTGCCCACCCGCGCCATGCGCTCGACCTGCCTCCCCAGCAGGTCGATCTCCTTGAAGTCGATCCCCTCCTTGTGCTCCTTCAGGATCAACTGCTGCAGCCGCGCCTCAATCGTCGAGGCGATCCGCTCGGTCGGGTCCGACTCATCCCAGGCATCGCGCCGCTTCCAGCTGTGCACCGTGGCCGGCTTCTCCCCCAGGTGCTCGGCGATGCGCGCAATGCGCCAGCCCTGCCAGTACAAAGCACGGGCAGTGCGGCGTGGATCCAGATCGGGACTTTGTGGTCGGCTGATATCACTCATGCCCGCCAGTCTGCCGCGCGCGTCGAGGGCTACCGACACCCGCTTGCCGTGCCAACTGCCGGCACAGCCAGCCACTGTTGAGCGACCCGCTTTAGCGTTTCAGCATGGGCACGTCTCTACCGAATCGCCCACGGCAAAAGGATCCCCATGTCCCGCAAGTCCAAAGAGTTCTGCATCGCCACCGAAGGCGCCACCACCGATGGCCGCGTCATCGACCGCAGCTGGCTTGAGCAGATGGCCGCGAACTACGACCCCAAGCTGTACACCGCCCGCGTGAACTTGGAGCACATCAAGGGCTACACCCCAGATAGCCCGTTCAAGCGCTACGGAGACGTTCTGGCCTTGCGCACTGCCGAAGGTGAAGACGGCAAGTTGCGCCTGTTCGCCACCATCGACCCGACCGACGACCTGGTGAAGATGACCACCAAGGATCGTCAGAAGGTGTTCACCTCCTGCGAGATCAACACCAAGTTCGCCGATACCGGCGAAGCCTACCTGGTCGGTCTGGCTGTCACTGACGACCCGGCAAGCCTCGGCACCGAGATGCTGACCTTCAGCGCCCAGGCGGAAAAAAACCCGCTGGCCAAGCGCAAGACCCACCCGGACAACCTGTTCTCCGAAGCCATCGAGTTCAACCTGGAACTGGAAGACGACAGCACCGGCGTGATTGAGGGTTTCACCGCCAAGATCAAGGCCATCATCGGCAGCTTCAAGAAAACCACCGACACCAACTTCAGCGAGCTGCAGACCGCCATCGAGGTGATCGCGGAAAGCCAGAAGACCCTGCTGGAAAAGTACGGCCAGCTGGAGGCTGACTCGGAGCAAGCGAAGGCCTTCAAAGCCGAGCTGGACAAGCTGTCTGCAGCACACGACGAGTTGGTACAGAAGCTGAGCAAAGAGCCGACTGGCCAGCAGCGCGACCGCACGCCGGGTGGCACCGGCGCGATCAAAACCGACTGCTAACCCGCCACCCCGCAAAGAAACAGGAAACCGCCATGCGTAAAGAAACCCGCCTTGCCTTTAACGCTTACAAAGCAGCCATCGCCCAGCTGAATGGCACGGCTGATGTCTCCGAAAAGTTCACCGTCGACCCGAGCGTGCAGCAGACGCTGGAAACCCGAATTCAGGAGTCCAGCGACTTCCTGACCCGTATCAACAACATCGGCGTCACCGAGCAGAGCGGCGACAAGCTTGGCCTCGGTATCGGCAGCCCGGTCGCCAGCACCACCGACACCACGCAAAAAGACCGTACCCCGGTCGACCCGACCACCCTGGACGCCACCGGCTACTTCGCCACCCAGACCAACTTCGATACGTTGATCCGGTACTCCAAGCTGGATGCCTGGGCCAAGTTCCCCGACTTCCAGACCCGTATCCGCGACGTAATCCTGAAACGCCAGGCGCTGGACATCATCACCATCGGCTTCAACGGCATCAGCCGTGCGGCCACTTCGAACCGTGTGGCCAACCCATTGCTGCAGGACGTGAACATTGGCTGGCTACAGAAATACCGCGCCCATGCTGCACAGCGTGTCCTGGCTGAAGTCGTAGCCGGCTCTGGCAAGGTGAAGATCGGCGCCAACGGCGACTACAAGAACCTGGACGCGCTGGTGATGGATGCTGTCGGCAGCCTGATCGACCCCTGGCATCAGGAAGATACCGAGCTGGTAGTCATCCTCGGCCGTGACCTACTGGCAGACAAGTATTTCCCGCTGGTCAATGCAACCCAGGCGCCTACGGAACAGCTCGCCGCCGACCTGATCATCAGCCAAAAACGCGTTGGCGGCCTACAAGCCGTACGCGCCCCGTTCTTCCCGGCCGGCAAGATGCTGATCACTCGCCTGGACAACCTGTCCCGCTACTACCAGGAAGGTTCCCGCCGTCGAACCGTGGTGGACAACGCGAAGCGCGATCAGATTGAAAACTACGAGTCGTCCAACGACGCCTACGTGGTTGAAGACTATGGCCTCGGCTGCCTGATCGAAAACATCACCCTGGTGTAATGATGACTAGCCCCGCAAAAGCACACTTTCTGCGGGTCACCGCTGCCCAGGCCTCTGCCTCGGCAGCGGCTGACGACCAACCGCTCGAAAACGCCAGCGCCTACGAGCTGATGCTGCTCAAGCTCGCCGAAGACCGCCGCCGCCTCAAAGACGTCCAGTCCATGGAGGCCAAGGCGGAGCTGAAGCGCAAGCTCCTGCCCGACTACGCCCCCTGGGTGGAAGGCATCATCGCCGCCGGCAAAGGTGCTCAGGATGACGTGCTGATGACGGTGATGCTGTGGCGCATCGACGCCGGCGACTTCGCTGGCGCGCTCGATATCGCCGAGTACGCCCTGCCGTACAAGCTCGTCATGCCCGATCGCTACCAGCGCTCCACGGCCACCACTCTGGTGGAGGAGATCGCGGATGCGGCCAAGCGCGCCCGTGACGGCAAGCAGCCCTTCGACATTGCCATCCTGCAGCGCTGCCAGGCTCTCACCGAAGCAGAAGACATGCACGACCAGGTGCGCGCCAAGCTGCACAAGGAGCTTGGCCTGCTGCAAGAGGCCTCCGATCCGGCCGGCGCACTCGCCAACCTCACCCGCGCCAAGGCACTGCATGACAAGGTCGGCGTAGTGAAGGACATCGAGCGCATCGAAAAGGCCATCAAGAACAACGCCGCCCCCGGCGGTTAACGAGCGTACCCCGCGCACCAGGGCGGCAGGGGGCGGCGACAGCATCGTCTGATCAAAGCCCCCTCCACCGCCCCCACCCGGAGCAGACATGCTGATCCAACCCGCGAACCCACCAGCCGATGGCAGTCAAGTAGATGGCACGGCCATCCGCTCCGGCAGCTTCTGGCCAGAGCTGGATCCGGTGGCCGCCCGCGCCGCCATGCGCCTGGACGGCACGGTCACCGCCGAGCGCCTGCGCGGTGCGCTGATCGAGGCGATCGCCAGCGTCAACGGCCAGCTGGCCGACTGGCGCCGTGCGCAGCAAACCGCCGGCTATGCCAGCCTTGCCGAGGTACCTACCGAGGAGATCGACGGCACCTCCATCCTGGTGCAGCGCTGGCAGCGCGCCGTGCTGTGCGATGCCACGGCCACCCTCACCGAGCGCTACCGCAGCTTCGACAGCACCTCAGCCGGCACCAAGAAGGCCGACGAGCTGGATACCACCGTCGATGACCTGCGCCGCGACAGCCGCTGGGCCATCAGCGATATCACCGGCCTGCAGCGCACCACCATCGAGCTGATCTGATGCGCGTCACTGCCAACCAAGGCGACACCGTCGACCAGATCTGCCAACGCCACTACGGCCGCACTGCCGGCATCACCGAGCAGGTCTATGCGGCCAACCCCGGACTGGCAGACCTCGGCCCGATCTTGCCGCTAGGCACTGCCGTCACCTTGCCCCCTTTACCAACGCAGCCAGCTGGAAGCGACCGCCAGTTGGTCAACCTATGGGACTGAAAATGGCAGACCCCGCCTCCACCACAGTAGCCACCGCCGCCGTCACCGGCGTCAGCCTGCTGGCGCTATTCCCCGGCCTTGATGCCGGCGCCGTCCTCGGCGCGTTTGCCGGCGCCGCAGTTTTCGTCATGTCCAGCCGTGAGCTGGGTGGCACCCAGAAGCTGATCTTCCTTTTCCTGGCCACCATCGCCGGCCTGATCGGGGCTTCTCTGGCCGCTGACCTGCTGGCCACCGTGCTGCCGGCCAAAGTCAAGGTATCCATCGGCGTCGGCGCCCTGGTCGCCTCTGCCCTGGTGATCAAGGTGCTGATCTGGATGATCAACAAGGCTGACAACCCGGCCAACCTGCTGTCCAGCCTGAAAGGGGGCGGCAAATGACCTCCACCTTCATGCTGATCAATGCACTGCTGTGCGCCGCCATCTGCCTTCGCCTGATCCTGTTCCGCCGCGAAGGCGGCACCCACCGACCGCTGGCCGGCCTGCTGGCGTATGTCCTGACCGTGGCTTCCGGCGCCTTCGCCCTTGCCCTCCTCCTGCTCTTCCTGCTGCCGGCCTTCACGCAGGCAGCCATCGATCTGCTGCTCGCCAGCCTTGGCTATGCCCAGACCCTGCTCAACCTGGTGCTGTGCGTGGCCATCTTCGCCATGCGCGGCAACGTGGTGGAGCTGTTCCGGCGTAGCGACGACATCACCGACAACCCCATCACCCGCTGGCTGAGGAAAGAAAAATGGCTGTGACCATCATCAAGAAGGGCGACCACGGCAGTGCCGTCCAGGATCTGCAGCGCCGCCTCAACATGCACGGTGGGCGCCTGACCGTCGACGGCTGGTTCGGCGACGCCACCGAGGCCGCCGTCGCCACCATCCAGCGCCGCGCCGGACTGGTGGTAGATGGCGTGGCCGGCCCCAAGACCATGGAAGCCCTGCGCGGTGAAGACAGCTCCCACCGCCTGAAGGAAGCCGACCTGCAAGCCGCCGCTGATCGCCTCGGTGTGGAGCTGGCTTGCGTCAAGGCAGTTAACGAAGTGGAGTCGCGCGGCTCCGGCTTCCTGGACGATGGCCGCCCGGTCATCCTGCTGGAACGCCACATCGCCTACCGTCAGGCCAAGGCGGCAGACCTTCCGGTCGATACGATGGCGCTGCGCTACCCCAACCTGGTCAATCCGACCCGTGGTGGCTACGCCGGCGGCGCTGCCGAGTGGTCGCGCTTCGACAACCTGCGCAGCGTCACCAGCCAACAGATTGCCGTCGAGGCCTGCAGCTGGGGCGCCTTCCAGGTCATGGGCTACCACTGGGCACGTCTGGGCTACCCGAGCGCCCAAGCCTTCCGCGACGAGATGTCCCACAGCGAAGACCGCCAGCTCGACGCCTTCATCCGCTTTATTGAAGCGGATCCGGCCATGCTCAAGGCGCTGAAGGCCAAGAAGTGGGCTGAGTTCGCCCGCCTGTACAACGGCCCGGCGTACAAGGAGAACCTCTACGACGCCAAACTGGCCGCCGCGTTCGCCAAGGCAGAAAGGTTGGCCGCATGAGCTGGATCCGCGACAACCTGAAATGGCTGGTCGTGCTGGTCTGCTCGCTGCTTGCCGCCGGCGCCAGCTTCATCCTCTGGATGCAAAGCAGAGACAACGCGTCGTTGCAGCTGCAGCTCACCGCCTCCAACACCCAGCGCGATCAGCTGACGGGTCAACTCAAGACAGCCGAGACCACGATCAGCAAGCAGAGCGGCCAGATCCTCGCCCTGGTCGATCTCAACCGACAGCAGTCGGCAGACGTCGCCGCCCAGCTGCAGCGCCTCGACACCATCACCCGCAACGCGACGGCGCGCGCCGTCCAACTGGAAGCCATCACCCATGAAGACGAAGCTGCTCGTATTTGGGGCGACACTCGCCTGCCCCCTGCTGTTGAACGCCTGCTCGACACTGCCCCAGAAAGCGGGAATCCCGCCCACCAGGCCGATCGTGACCCAGCCCTGCGCGCCGGTGGTGACGTGCCGGATCCCGGCCAGCAGCCCGAAGACCAACCGCCATCTAGCGCAGAGCCTGCTGGACACGCGCGCAGCCCTTGAGGCCTGCGCCGCCCAGATCGACACCCAAGCCACCTGCCAGAAACGTACGCAAGCCACCCGCTATGACTGATTTTTTTGACCGTGCCCAGGAAATGGAGATGCGCCAGCGCGATGAGGCGCTGGCCCGCCAGGCCGCCGCCAGCCGCCCGCTGGGTGCCAGCCTGACCCACTGTGACGACTGCGGCGAGGAGATCCCCGCGCTGCGCCGTGAGAAAGTCCCCGGCTGTACCCGGTGTGTGGACTGCCAGACCGCTGCCGAGAAAGCCCTGCGCCGATGAACAAGCCATCCGCCTGCCGCGCCGCCATCGAGGCGGCTTTGCCCTACCTGCGCAAAGACCCGGATCGCCTGGTGATGTTCATCGAGGGCGGCAAGATTGCAGCCTCCCTGGGCGGCCCCGGCTTCGAGTATCGCTACACGCTGACCATCGGCCTGCTCGACTTCAACCAGCACCCCGACACCGTCATGATCCCACTGCTGCAGTGGCTCAAGACCAACGAGCCGGCCGCACTGCAAAACCCGGACAGGGCCAAAGAGGCCATCACCTTCGAAGCCGAGATCCTCAACCACACCACCTACGACCTCCGCCTGCAGGTGACGCTGACCGAGCGCGTGAAGGTCGATATCTCCGGCAGCGACATCACAGCGACGCACCTGCCCGAGCCAGACCTCGGCAAGACGTGGCCACAAGCAGAACGCCTGCAGATCTTCGTGAAGGACGACCTGGTCTATGACAGCGCAGCGGTATGAGGACCAGCTGGCCGGCCTGCTGTCCAACATGGATGCCAAGGCACGGCGCGAGCTGGCGCGCGAGATCGCCAAGCAGCTGCGTCAGAGCCAGCAGCGCCGTATCGCTGCCCAGCTGAACCCGGACGGCAGCGCCTTCGAGAAACGCAAGCCGCAGATCCGCGAACGGAAAGGCAAACTCCGTCGCACCATGTTCGCCAAGCTGCGCACCACCAAGTATCTGAAGACCGAGGCCTCGGGCACTGCCGCTGTGGTCGGCTTCGTCGGTGAGGTGGAGCGCATCGCCCGTGTCCACCAATACGGTCTGCGCGACCGCGCGCAGAAGGGCGGCCCCGAAGTGCAGTACCCCGCCCGCCAACTGCTCGGCTTCACCGAGGCAGACATCGAGGCCATCAGCACCGCCACCATCAAGCATTTGGCCCGCTGACAGCAGCTTCCTGCTGTGCCAGCAGCCGGCACGTCGAGCACTCCACCACCCCACAGTGCGCGCGCGGCAGAATCGCCGCATGGACGATATCGCAGACCTCATCCGCCGCCTGGAAAGCCTGATCCGCTATGGCACCATCGCCGAAGTGCAGATGGCACCACCCCGCGTGCGCGTGCAATCCGGCCAGCTCACGACCACCTGGCGGCCGTGGATTTCCCTGCGCGCCGGTGACACCACCGAGTGGGATCCGCCCACCATCGGCGAGCAATGCGTGTTCTTCAGCCCGAGCGGTGACCCGGCGACTAGCTTTGCCCTGGTCGGCCTGTTTTCCGATGCCAACCCGGCCCCGTCCAGCAGCCCGGACGAGCACGTCCGCCTGTACCCGGACGGCGCCCGCATCGCCTACAACCACGCAACCGGCGCGCTGTCTGCCATCGGCATCAAGACCGGTCTGGTACAGGCCAGCGAGCACTGCACCGTCGACTGCCCGGAAAGCACCTTCACCGGCAACGTGCTCGTCAAAGGCACGCTCACCGTAGAGAAGCTGCTCACCTACATGGCTGGCATGTCTGGCCAGGGTGGAGACTCCGGCGCCAAGACCGTCATCAAGGGCGACATCGAGCACGAAGGCAGCTTCAAGCGTAGCGGTGGCAGCTTTACCTCTGCCGAGGTATTGCAGGACGGCCACCGCCACCAGGACAGCATCGGCGGCATGACAGGAGGCCCGCAATGACCGCCCGCTACATCGGCATGAACGCCCGCACCGGCCGCCAGATCAGCGAACTGGAGCACATCCAGCAGAGCCTGCACAAGATCCTCACCACGCCCATCGGCAGCCGCGTCATGCGCCGCAATTTCGGCTCCATGATCCCGGATCTGATCGACAAGCCCCTCAACGGCAAAACCCGCATGCAGGTGATGGCCGCCTGCGTGATGGCCATCCAGGCATGGGAGCCGCGCGTAGACCTGGTCAGCGTGGCGCTGCGGCTGGGCGACGCTGCCAGCGACCTCTATGCCGACATCGAACTCGCCCGCCGCGACGGCCCCAGCGCGGGCAAAACCAGCAAGCTGCAGATCTCCCTGAAAGCCTGACCTGATGACCATCGACTTTTCCACTCTCCCCGCTCCGAAGCTGGTCGAAGAAATCGACTTCGAAACCCTATTGCTTCAACGCAAGTCCCGCCTGATTGCCGCCATGCCTGCTGAAATCCGCGATCAGGTAGCCGCCACACTGGAGCTGGAGAGCGAGCCACTCACCATCGAGCTGCAGGAAAACGCCTACACCGAGATGATCCTGCGCCAGCGCATCAACGAAGCGGCCAAAGCCTCGCTTCTGGCTTATGCGGAAGGCGAAGATCTGGACAACCGCGCGGCCGACTACGGCGTCACCCGCCTGCTGGTCACGCCTGCCGATCCAGGCGCTATCCCGCCCATCGAGGCCGTGTGGGAAAACGACACCCGCCTGCGCTACCGCTGCCTGCTGGCGCTGGAAGGCCTGTCTGTTGCCGGCAGCCGCGCGGCCTACCTTTTCCACACCATGACGGCTTCGGCCAACGTACTGCACGCCAAGGTGGTATCTCCCGCGCCCGGCATCGTCCGTGTGTATATCCTCGACCGTCGCGGATCCGGTGTACCGGATCAGGCGCTGCTCGATACCGTTCGCGTATACCTGTCGGCCGAGGAGCGGATCCCTCTGTGCGACACGGTTGAGGTAGTGGCGGGACAGCCCAAGACGTTCACCATTGCCGCTGCCTTGCAGTTCGAAGACGGCACCACGACAGCCAGCGGTGGCTTGAGCGCCGCCCAGGCTCGCACCGATGCCATGCTGACGGACCGGCGCAAGCTCGGCACGCCGGTACCACTGTCGGCCATCTATGGCGCCTTGCAGACTGCCGGCGTGCTCCGCGTTACGCTGACCAGCCCGCTGGCGGACATCGAGTGTGCCGATGGCGAGTTCCCCCACTGCCTGGGCATCACTCTGGTGTGACCGCATGAGCCGACACCTTCTCCCGCCCAATTGCAGCCCGCTTGAAGCAGCTGCGGCTGATGCCGGCCAGTTCGAACTCGACCCAACCCCGTTACGCTGGCTGGCCGATGCCAACCGCTGCCCACCTGCCTTCCTGCCCTGGCTTGCCTGGGCGCGATCGGTGGAAGGATTCGATGCTGCGGCAAGTGAAGAGCGCCAGCGGGCGCTGATCAGACAGTCGGTCGCCATCCACCAACGCAAGGGAACCGTCGCCGCTGTGCGCGAAGTTTTTCGCGCGCTCGGCCTTGGCGAAGTGACTATCGAAACCGGGCGGGCTGGCCACCGCCGCGACGGCACCCGACGCCGCACCGCATTCAACCAGCGCGGCACACGCACCACTGGCTGGGCCGAATACCGCGTCGTCTGCTACAGCCGCCTGACTGTGCAGCAAGCCGCGATCGCGCGGGCCATGCTGGCCGAAATCGCCCCGGCTCGCTGCCGCCTGTTCGAAATTGACTTCACCCAAGCCGCTCTCGTCCGCAATGGCTTCGCCAAGCGTGACGGCAGCTACTCGCGCGGCACGACCTAACCGGAGACTCCCCATGGGAAACTTGATTGAAACTGCCACCTGGTCGGCTGGCGTCCCCTACTTCGAGGCTGACGCCATCTTGACAGGTGGCCCTGATTGCCCAGACAACATCCCGATCCAGGCACTGGCCAATCGCACCGCCTTCCTGAAGAAGCAGATCGACGACGCCGTATCCGGTGCGCTGACGATGATGTACGCCAGCAAGCTCAAGACGACGCGCACCATCACAATGACCGGCGACGGTAGCTGGGTGGTTTCCTTCGACGGATCGGGCAACGTTAGCGCCGCCATGGCGCTGGCCCCCACCGGCGTCGCTGCCGGCACCTACCCCAAAGTCACCGTCGACGCCAAGGGCCGCGTCACCGGCGGGGCGGGACTAGCAGCAGCCGACATCCCTGCGCTCGACTGGAGCAAGATCACCAGCGGCAAGCCCACCACCCTGGCCGGCTACGGTATTACCGACCTCGTTGCCGTGCGGGATAGCGTGCAGTCATGGACCCGTGCGCAGCGTGGTGCAGTCCAGGCACTGACTGATGCGGCCACCATCGCTGTTGACCTGAGCCTGGCCAACAACTTCTCGGTCACCTTAGCCGGCAACCGCACGCTTGGCACGCCGACCAATGCCGCCGCGGGACAGAGCGGCATCATCGCCGTGACGCAAGACGCCAGCGGTAGCCGCACCCTGGCTTTTGGAAGCGGCTGGAAGTTTGCCGGCGGTACTGCCCCGGCACTCTCCACCACCGCAGGCGCGGTTGACTACCTGGCCTACTACGTCGAGTCCAGCACTCGAGTCTATGTCTCGGCCGTAAAGGACGTGCGATGACACCTGCCTGCCTCACGTCGCTTCTTCTAAGCGCCTCTGAAATAGTGATCGACTTCAAATCAGACAACTTCGCTTTGTCAGCGACAGCGGTCACCGATGCCGTGCTCGCTGCTATGGGTGGCACGATGCGTACCGGCTACACCGTCCGGGTGAAGGTCTGGCCGGGCGTCAACCTTGTCGCCGCCTCAACCGCCGCGCCCTGCCTGACCTTTGGCGCGGAGCTGGCTGGCAACGATGTCATCCTCGAAAACTACGGCACAGTCCTCGGCCGAGGTGGCGACGCCGGCGCTGGTGGCAGTGGTGTCTATCGCGGTGGTGGGGGCGGCGGCGGCCAGCCTTTTGGCCTCGGTGCCCTCGGCAACCAGACCGGCACGTACGGAAAGCCGGGGTTGCCGGGCTCTGACGCGGTGCGCACCTACATCCCCCTCAAAGTCATCAACGCGGGCTCGATCGGCGGAGGTGGTGGGGGCGGCGGCGGCGGTGGGGGCGGCGGTAATGGGACCTCCTCCGGCTCGCCTGCGAGCGGCACCACCGGGACGCTGGTCGCACCAGGTACTGGGGGCCTTGGCGGGCTCAACTCCGGCTCGGGCAAGCGGGCCGGCGATGGCGGCGCCGGCGGCGGACTCGGCCAGGCCGGCTTCGCCGGCACCAGACCCCAGGGCAACGGGGCGACTTCTGGCGATCCTGGTGGCGCCGGTGGCGCAGCGGGCAAAGCGATCGACGTGCAAGGCGGTGGTTCTGTTACCTACTTCAACCGGGGCACGCTGTTTGGCGTGGCGCCTTAATTAAGTGAGCGATTATGTGGATCAAGGATGGCAAGAAAATCTTCGACACTGGGTTTACTCATCAGGATGTGACCTACCCACCTGGCTGGATCGCACTGGCCAGTGATGAGGAACGCGCAGCCGTCGGTATCAGCTACCGACCCGACCCGGCCCGACCGGACCCGCGCCTTGGCACAGTAGAAGAAAAAGAGGACGGCAGCTATACGCTGACGCCGTATCCGCTGGGTCAGGTCATCGCACAGCAGATCGAGCGGATCGATGCGAGAGCCGAGGCAATCTATCGCCGCTGGACCCGGTTCGAAGCTGAGTACCGTGCTCGAGCAGCAGCAGCGCAGGCTTTCAAGGATGCTGGCTACAAAGGCGACCCTGGCATCTATGTCACCAGCTTTGCGACCCCGACAGGCATCACCCTGAGAGCAGCGACTGATCTCATCTTGTCGCAAGCGCTGGCGCTTCAGGTTGCCCAGGATCGTCTGGCCGGCCTGCGGATGCGCAAGTACGAAGTGGCGCGGCTCACTGCGGCCGAAGAGGCACTGGCGGTGACTGATGCGATCTGCGCAGAGATGGACACCGTTGAGAGAGAGATTGACTGATGGCGAATATTCAGCTGCTGTTTACTACCACCCGTCTGCCGGCATCCTGGCTGATCCGCCTCGGCACCTGGTCAGCCTGGAGTCATGTCGCGCTCGTCGATGGTGATCGTGTGATCGAGTCTGTGATGGGCCACGGAGTGCGCAGCGTGCCTCTTTCCTCCGCGATCGCGCGGGCCAGCGACCATGTGATGGTGAGCCTGCCGGCACACAATGCCGCCGCGATCATCGCAGCTGCCCGCACACAGCTTGGTAAGCCCTACGACTACACAGCGATCCTCGGCCTCGGCCTGCACCGCGACTGGCAGGAAGACGACGCCTGGTTCTGTTCGGAGTTGGTGGCTTGGGCCTTCCAGCAGGCCGGCGAGCCTCTTTTCCGCCCCGACTGTATGCGCCGTGTGACTCCTCAGCACCTCTACATGCTGCCTGCGCCGGAGGTGGCATTCGGCTGAAGATGATCGTGGCCGACCAGGTGTTCCACCACCCGGCCGGCCTCTCCCAACCCACTGACTAGACCAGTGAGCCGAAAGCCAGAGAAAGGCTCACTCCATGCAAGACATCCGCTGCGGCCACTGCCAGCGCAAGCTGGCCGAAGGCCGTTACATCGAGATCACCATTAAGTGCCCACGCTGCGGCACTATGAACTCGCTGAGGGCTGCGAGCCCCACACCAGAGCGCCGCCGAGCGCCCACCCCAGGAGAGAACCATGGACGCCAGTCCGATCATCCCCTGGCTGGGCGGAAAGCGCCGCCTGGCCGACAAGCTCATCCCGCTTTTCCCACCGCATGAGTGCTACGTCGAGGTCTTCGCCGGCGGCGCCGCACTGTACTTCCTGCGGCCGATTCCGGCACAAACCGAGGTGCTCAACGATATCAACGGCGATCTGGTCAACCTATACCGGGTGGTGCAGCACCACCTGGAAGAGTTCGTGCGGCAGTTCAAGTGGGCACTGTCCAGCCGTCAGATCTTCAAATGGCAGCAGCTCACGGATCCGGGCACGCTCACCGACATCCAGCGCGCCGCCCGCTTCTACTACCTGCAGCAGCATGCCTTCGGCGGAAAGATCGATGGCCAGACCTTCGGTACCGCCACCACCGGGCCGGCGATCAACCTGTGCCGCATCGAGGAGAACCTCAGCGCGGCGCATCTTCGACTGTCCGGCACCTACGTCGAAAACCTGCCCTGGCAGGAAGTCATGCGCCGCTATGACCGCAGCCACACCTTCTTCTATTGCGACCCGCCCTACTGGCAGACCGAAGGCTACGGCGTGGACTTCGGATTCGAGCAGTACCAGGAGCTGGCCGCCTTCATGCGGACGTGCAAGGGCAAGGTGATGGTGTCGATCAACGACCACCCGGATATCCGGGCCTGCTTTGACGGCTTCCACATGGAAAGCCTGGGCATCAAGTACGCCGTGGCCAACGTCCACGGCGAGGCTCAGATCAGCCGCGAGCTGGTCATCCAAAACTGGACGCCCGATGCTTTAGGCGGCCTTTTCTGATAGCGGCCCCGCAATGCGGGGCTTGTGCATTTTCTCATTCGAGGCGACATCGTCGACGCGCTCGGTTTCATACCGCAAAGCTGCAACAGCGGCCTCGGTGACGAGACTGATAGATGGATCACCGTGCTCATCAGATAAAGCGCGGCCCAGGCGCTCAAGGTATATCGACACCTTCTCGATCGTGTCCTGCGGGGTCATTCCGATAAGCGGATTCAAGATGTGCGACAGTGTCAATTCCCAATTCTCCCGGCAGTATTCCAAATAATTACGTGGCGGATTTTGAATTACATTTCTGTGAATTTGCATCGGCGTTTAAGCCGATGCGCTTAAAACCTCAAGCCCATAAGCCAGCGCCACCAGGCGGCCCCGTCCCTGCACGCCCAGCTTGAGCTGCATGTTCTCGATATGCTGTCTGACAGTGCGCTGCTTGATACCAAGCTCCCCGGCGATTTCATCATTTGAGCACCCGATTGCGAGCATGCGCATGATCTCAATCTCCCGGTCAGTGAGCTGGCTTTTGATCTGCTTTTCGACCTCTGCCCGTAGTACCGCCATAGATAAAAAGCGCCGCAGCTGCTGAGCAAGATCATGCCGCTGCTGGTCATCAACGATTACACCTGACTTGGCGGCAACCACGTCAAATACAGTCAGCATTTCCGCACCATCAGCTGTCCCTAGAAAATGCGAAAGAAGGTCAGTGATGTCAGAAAATCTTGGCACGGCGCCTTTCGGTGAATGAATCAAGGGTCGCTGCTGTGCGGGTAGTCTGCACAGCAAAGCATCGCTGACCGGGACATGCGCGCGCGGCACACTCGGCATGCATCCTTACTCCGGAGAAATGCATGCCTACCGACTACCATCATGGCGTCCGTGTCCTCGAGATCACCGAAGGCACCCGCACCATCCGTACCGTCTCCACCGCTGTCATCGGTCTGGTGGCGATCGCTGATGATGCCGACGCCAGCTACTTCCCGCTGGACACCCCCGTCCTGATCACCGACATAAACACTGCTATCGGCAAGGCCGGTACCACCGGCACGCTGGCGGCCGCCCTGGACGCCATCGCTGACCAGGCCAAGCCCATGGTCATCGTGGTGCGTGCGAAGAAAGGTGCGGACGAAGCCACCACCACCAGCAACCTGATCGGCACCACCACTGCCGAAGGCAAGATGACTGGCATGAAGGCTCTGCTGTCTGCGCAGGCGCGCCTCGGCCTCAAGCCGCGCATCCTTGGCGTGCCAGGCCTCGACAGCCTGCCGGTAGCCACGGAGCTGGCCAGCATCGCCAAGAAGCTGCGCGCCTTCGCCTATGTGTCGGCCTGGAACTGCAAGACCAAGGAAGAAGCGGTCACCTACCGCGAAAACTTCGGCCAGCGCGAAGTCATGGTGATCTGGCCGGACTTCGTGAACTGGGACACCACCACCAATGCCGAGGTGACTGCCAGCGCCGTGGCGCGCGCGCTCGGCCTGCGCGCCTACCTGGATGAAACCGTGGGCTGGCACAAGACCCTGTCCAACGAAGCCGTGCAAGGCGTGCAGGGCATCAGCCGCGACGTGTATTGGGATCTGCAGGATCCCGCCACCGACGCCGGCTACCTCAACGCTGCCGACGTCACCACGCTGATCCGCCGCGAGGGTTTCCGCTTCTGGGGCAGCCGCACCTGCTCAGCAGACCCGCTGTTCTGCTTCGAGAACTACACCCGCACCGCCCAGGTGCTGGCCGACACCATGGCCGAGGCGCACTTATGGGCTGTCGACAAGCCGATGCACCCGACCTTGGTGCGCGACATCATCGAGGGCATCAACGCCAAGGGCCGCGAGCTGGTCAGCCTGGGCTACCTGCTCGGCTTCAACTGCTGGTACGACGAAACCGTCAACACCGAGGACACCCTCAAGGACGGCAAGCTGTACCTGGACTACGACTACACCCCGGTGCCGCCGCTGGAAAACTTGCTGCTGCGCCAGCGCATTACTGACCAGTACCTGGTGGACTTCGCCGCCAAGGTCAACGCCTGATAACCCGCCCCCGTCCACGGGCGGGGGCTACCGAAAGGAAGCCAGATGGCACTCCCACGCACCCTGCGCATGTTCAACCTTTTTGGCGACGGCAACAGCTTCATCGACACCTGCCTCGAGCTGAAGCTGCCCAAGATCGCCATGAAGACCGAGGAGTACACCGGCGCGGGCATGCTCGGCCCGGTGTCGCTACTCAAGGCGATCGAGAAGATCGAATTTGAGCACACCTATAACGGCCCGATCGAACAGATCGTCGCGACGTTCGGCGCCGAGAAACACGACGCCGCGCTGCTGCGCTTCATGGGCAGCTACAGCGAGGAAGGCAGCGGCTCCGACCAGGCGGTGGAGATCACCGTGCGCGGCCGGCACAACGAGCTGGACTTCGGCGACGCCAAAGCCGCCGAGAACGGCAACTGGAAAGTGAAGACTGACTGCACTTACTACAAGCTGACGATCGACGGAAAAGAGTGGCTGGAGATCGACGTGGTCAACAAGATCTTCAAGGTGATGGGCACCGACCGCCTCGCCGCCCACCGCAAGAACATCGGCCTGTAACGTCACCATCCGCGACACATACCTATATAAGGATGTCGGTTCTGCCGACATCCTTTTTGCTTGACGGGTCTGATCAACAGACCTTATCCTGACCGCTCCTAACCCAATGCTGTGCCCCGCGACTGTCTTCGCGGCTTTTTGTTGCCCCTCTTTCGGCCAACGTGCGTCTGCACGCGGGCCAGACAGCTCAAGGGGGGTTGCGGGTATCCGTAAGGACCCGGCGCTCATTGGGCGTAGGACAACCCCCACCCTTACCCGGTGGATTCCAATTCCTGAACCAATGGAGCCCATCATGGCTAAAGTCCTCCGCGCCCTCGCGCACATTTTCCCGGCAGCCACCTGCCCCATTGCAACCTTCCCGCTCGAAACCGAAGCCGTTGGCTTTGCTCGCGGCTATCTGGCCCAGACCGGCCGCGCCGTGACCGTGGTGCCGGCCGGCTCCGGCTTTGACGTTGTCCGCGTGGGAGGGCTGTGATCATGGCCACCCCCAACCTCTACCACCTGATGAATCTGCAAACCCGCATGGAGCGCCTGCGCGGCCTGGACAGTGACGTGCTGAAGGCCGCCGGCTTCGATGACATGCTGGACGAGCTGCAAGCCGTTGCGGCCAACCTTGCCACCCTGCGCGACGTGGTGTCCGACGTGGCCGGCATCGACGAGGCCATCGCGCTGCTGCTCGGCCTGCTGCAAGCCGCCGAGGACAAGCCGCTGCACTCGGCCAGCCTGATGCACCTGCTGCAACCGCTGCACGGCAGCCTGCACCAGCAGACGGAACGGCTGGGCGGACTTATTTGAGGGATGACGATTATCGTCATACCTTTGCTTTCCAGTTTTGGAAACCAAAGCCAGTTATGGGGATAATCACCACAACTGCATAGCATAGGGGGTCACATCGAATGTGGCCCCTTTCGCAAAAAGGCCGCGACACCATGACCGACAACCAACAACTCGTTCCCGTGTTCACCGGAGAACTACAAGACAAAACCGTCCAGCTTTGCAATGCACGTGATCTGTGGCATTTCATTGAGAGTAAACGCGATTTTTCTACCTGGATTAAAGAAAGGATTGAGAAGTACGACTTCACCGAAGGCGAGGACTACTTGCTCCACAAATTTGGGGAGCAAGTCCCCCACCAAGGCGGCATGCGAACCATGCAACGCATCGACTACCACCTGACCATCGACATGGCCAAGGAACTGGCCATGGTCGAGAACAATGACAAGGGCAAGCAGGTACGCCGCTACTTCATCGCCATGGAAGAGAAAGCGCGGGAGGCGACCAGCCGCCGCCTGCCGTCGATCAGCCAGCAACTGTCCGCCCACAACACCCGCCTCAAGCTGCTGGACAAGCTGGAACGCGAACGCCACCCGGAAAAGCGCCTCGCCATCCATCAGCAGCTCGATCACGCCAGCCGCATGCTTGGCCTGCCGACGCCGGCCATGGACGCCATCGGTTATGCCGTCGCCCCCGACCCGGTGCCGGCGCTGGTCGACGACTTCTGGGAAGCCGTCGAATTCATCGGCCTGGACAAGCTCAACCACAGCCGCGATCCGCGCTTCATCGCCATCAACCTGCCCCACCTGGCCAGGGTGGCCGCCGACGAAAAGCTCAAGCTGCCCGCCACGTTGGAATTCCGCCGCGTGTTGGCGCGCTCGGAAGACCCGCGCTACCTGGAACACAACAAGACCATCAACAGCCGCGTGCACAACCGCGCCGTCAAGTGCTGGGTGTTTGTTGGCGAGCAGACAGACCAGTAATCCTCACCCTCTGGTCGTGACACGCCTTGGCACAGCATCCCGCCCCGCCCGCTGTATTCCCGCGCGTGCGCGTATCCGCCATGCTCCCTACCGAACGGCCCAGGACACCCCCGGAAGCCATCGGAAACCACAGGAGCAACCCATGACCACTAAAACCATCATCCTCGACACCCCGATCAAACGCGGCGACGACACCATCACTACCGTATCCGTACGCAAGCCAGCCGCCGGCGAGCTGCGTGGCGTCAGCCTGACCGAGCTGCTGCAGATGGACGTGACCGCACTGACCAAGGTACTGCCGCGCATCACCACTCCATCGCTGACCGAGCAGGAAGTGGGCCGCATGGATCCGGCCGACCTGTTGCAGCTCGGCACCGAGGTGGCCAGTTTTTTGTTGCCGAATCGCATGAAGCAGGCGGACTTCCAGCCCGAGTAGAAGACCCAATGGCCGACATCGCCACCGTGTTCCACTGGCAGCCGGCGGCGATGGACACCTTCTCCCTACCCGAACTGATGGAATGGCGCGAACGCGCCAGGCAACGAAGCGGAGCCGACGAGTGAGTAGCATCAGAAACCTCAAGCTGGAAGTGATCCTGTCGGCGATCGACAAGGCCACGCGCCCGATCAAGGCGGTGATGGGCAGCTCCTCCGGGCTGTCCAAGCAGCTCAAGGAGACCAAGGACAGGCTCAAGGATCTGAACAAGGCGCAGGAGCAAATCAACCAGTTCCGCGACATCAGCAAAGGCGCGGCAGTCACAGCCAATCAGATGAAGGCTGCCCAGCAGCGTGTCAAAGAACTGAAACAGGCAATGAGTGAGACGCTCACGCCCAGCAAGGAACTCAAACGAGAATTCGAGGAGGCGAAGAAAGCATCCAGCGAACTCAAGGTACGTCACGGGTATTTGATCGAGAAACAACAACGCCTACGCGACAGCCTCAAGGCCGCCGGCATCGACACCAGAAAACTGACCGATGCGCAGCGCACCCTCAAATCCCAATCCGAAGAACTGAACAGGAGCCTGGAAGCCCAGCAAAAGCGGCTGGAGGCTGTGAGCAAGCGCATGAACCAGATGCATGTCGCTCGCAGCCGTTATGAGCGCTCGCTGGAAACCCGCGATCGCATTGCCGGTGCGGGTGCCAGCATGATGGCGGCCGGAGCAACCACCGGCGCCGCCGTGACCGTGCCCATCAGCGCCTATGCTCAGGCAGAAGACGCCGCCATGCAGCTGCGTGTTTCCATGATGGAGAAAGGCGGCAAGGTTAAGCGGGAGTACGCCGACATCGTGGCTCTGGCAGAAAGGCTTGGAAACCGCCTGCCGGGTACCACAGCTGACTTCCAGGAGATGATGACTACGCTCAACCGGCAAGGTATGAGCGCCAAGGCCGTTCTAGGCGGGGTGGGCGAAGCCGCGGCCTACCTTGGCGTGCAATTGAAGCTGCCCTACTCGCAAGCCGCCGAGTATGCCGCCAAGATGCAGGACGCCACCGGTGCGCTCGAAAAAGACATGATGGGCGTGATGGACACCATCCAGCGCACCTATCAGGTCGGTGTCGACCCCGGAAACATGGTAGCTGGATTCGCCAAACTGGCGCCGGTGCTGGATATGATCAAGCAGAAAGGCCTGGCCGGAGCCCAGGCCATGGCCCCGCTGCTGGCGATGGCCGACCAGGCCAGCCTTGTAGGCGAGTCCGCAGGTAACGCCTACCGGAAAGTGTTCCAGCGCAGCATGGACGCGAAGAGGATCGCAAAGGGCAACCTGCTGGCGAAAAACGCTGGAATACAGCTGGACTTCACCAATGGCAAAGGTGAATTTGGCGGGTTGGACAAAATGTTCAACCAACTGGCCCAGCTGAAGAAGCTCAACACCCAGCAGCGCAATGCGGTCATTGCAGAGATCTGGGGTGACGACGCCGAAACGCTGCAAGCCCTGAACGTCATGATTGACAAGGGCCAGACCGGCTACCGGGAAATGCAGCAGAAGATGGCCAATCAGGCAGCGCTGCAGGAAAGGGTCAATGCCCAGCTTGGTACCTTGAAAAACCTGTGGGATGCCGCTACCGGGACTTTCACCAACGCCATGGTGCGCTTTGGCGAGGCGATTGCCCCTGAATTGAAGGCTCTGACCGAGTGGATTGCCAACATCTCGGAACGCCTCGGAAACTGGGCCAAAGAAAACCCGGAGCTGGCCAACACCCTGATGAAGATTGCAGGCATCACCGCCATTGTGCTGACAGCGCTGGGGGGGTTGGCCATTGGAATTGCCGGGGTGTTAGGGCCTTTCCTGGCTGCTCGCTTTGCGATGTCAATGCTCGGTATTCAGTTCTCCAGTGGCATCGGGGTCATGGGCAAGCTGGGCGGCGCCATCAGCATGCTGGGCCGCGTGATCGGCTTTGTCGGCCGCCTGTTCTTGATGAATCCGATCGGGCTGGCGATCACCGCCATCGCCACCGGCGCCTACCTGATCTGGCGCAACTGGGACACCATCGGCCCGAAGTTCTCCGCACTATGGGATGGCATCGCTGCTGGCGCCAGCCGGATGTGGAACGGCTTTATGAGTGTAGCAAGCCGTGCCTTCACCGGCGTCAGCTCGGCGGCATCATCGGTGTGGGCCACCATCAAGCAGGCCTTCTCTGGCGGCATCCTGGGCGTCAGCCAGCTGATCATCAACTGGTCACCGCTGGGGCTTTTCTATCAGGCTTTCGCGGCTGTGATGTCCTACTTCGGCGTCAGCATGCCCGCCAAGTTCACCGACTTCGGCCGCAACCTCCTGCAGGGGCTGGTGAACGGCATCACCTCCAGCATGGGGGCGGTCAAGGCAGCCATCACCGGCGTCGGCGAGGCCACCATCGGCTGGTTCAAAGAGAAGCTGGGCATCCACAGCCCGAGCCGCGTGTTCGCCGCTCTGGGCGGCTTCACCATGGAAGGCCTGCACCAAGGCATAGAGAACGGCCAGGGCGGCCCGCTCAGCGCGGTGATGAACGTGGCCAAGAGGCTGACCGCTGCCGGCGCCGGCATCGCCATTGGCGCAGCCAGCGGGCTGGCAGGTGCTGTCACCATGGACACCCGCCCGCCGATCAGCGCCGCGCGGCCTGCCGCGACAGCCAGTGCTGCATCACCGATCAACATCACTATCAACGCTGCCCCTGGCATGAACGAGCAGCAACTGGCGCAGCTGGTGGCCCGCGAAGTTGAGCGCATCCAGCGCCAGGCCGCCGCCCGCAGCCGTTCGCGCCTCACAGACAAGGATTGACCATGCTCGGCTTACCCATGATGGCCCTCGGACTGTTCGTGTTCATGCTGGAGACTGTGCCGTACCAGCAGCTGCAGCAGCGCTTCGCATGGCGGCTGGCCAGCAACAGCCGGGTCGGCAAGCGGCCCGCTCACCAGTTCCTCGGGCCGGATGATGAAACCATCACCTTGTCTGGTGTGCTGATGCCAGAGCTGACCGGTGGCGACACCGCCCTGTCGCTGCTGAAACTGATGGCCGACCAGGGCAAGACGTGGCCGCTGATCGAGGGCACCGGCATGATCTACGGCTTCTACGCCATCGAGAGCATCGACACCACCAGGAGCGACTTTTTCAGCGACGGCAAGGCACGGCGCATCGAGTTCACCATCACGCTGAAGCGCACCGACGACACGCTGCTCGATACTTTGGGAACCGTCACGCGCGGCATGATGGATCTGATCCTATGAGCCTCCAAGACCTGCTCGCCCAGGGCGAGGACCTCTATAACCAGGGCGCCCAGGCGGTAGGCGACCTGGCCGATACCGTGGCCGACTTCGCCGGCGCCGGCCAGCTGCAGCAGCCTGCCTATCGCCTGACGCTGAAAGGCAAGGACATCACCGCCAGTTTTGCCGGACGGCTGATCTCGCTGACCATCACCGACAACCGCGGCTTCGAATCCGACGAGCTGGAGATCGTGCTGGATGACGCCGACGGCAAGCTGGATCTGCCACCGCGTGGCGTGGTGCTGGACGCCGCGCTCGGATGGAAGGGCAAGGCGCTGGTGGACAAGGGCAGCTTCACCGTCGACGAGGTCGAGCACGCCGGCGCACCGGACACGCTGACCATCCGCGCGCGTGCGACTGACCTGCGCGCTGGCATCGCCACCAAGCGTGAGCGCAGCTGGCACAAGACCACCGTGGGCAAAATCGTGGAGGAGATCGCCAAGGCCAACAGTCTGACGCCATGCGTATCCGACTGGCTGGCCAAGCGCCCGGTGGAGCATATCGACCAGACCAGCGAAAGCGACGCCAACCTGCTCACCCGGCTGGCGCAGCAGCACGATGCCATCGCCACGGTGAAAAGCGGCCGGTTGCTGTTCCTCAAGGCGGGCGATGCAGAGAGCGTCACCGGCAAGCCTTTCCCCGTGGTGGGGATCACGCGCGCCAGTGGCGACCGTCACCGCTTCGCCGTGGCCGACCGCAACGCCTACACCGCCGTGAAGGCCTACTGGCACGACCTGGACAAGGCCACCAAGGGCGAGGTGATCGTCGACGCCAACACCAAGTTCGAGCGGCGCAAGGGCGTCACCAAACGCGGCAAGCCGACAAAGCGCAGCCACCTGACCGCCAGCCAGGAGAAAGCAACGGAGCCGAGCGCACAGAACGCCAAGGTGCTGCGCCACATCTACGCCACTGAGGCCACCGCCCTGCAGGCGGCCAAGTCGGCCTGGGAGAAGCTGCAACGCGGCGTAGCCGAGTTCAGCATCACGCTGGATCACGGCCGGCCCGAGATCTTCCCCGAGCTACCGGCGAAAGTGACCGGCTTCAAGCCAGCGATCGACAGCTGCGCCTGGGTGATCAGCAAGGCCACGCACAGCATCGTTGACGGTGGCTTTACCACAGCACTGGAGCTGGAGATGCGACTGGAAGATATGCAATAAAATAACCCCGGTGGTTATTGACATACGCAATTTAGTGGTTATAATAACCACATCAATAACCACTTAGGACAAGGATGAACAGCCGGGAAGCCGTCAAGATGATCGAAGCCGATGGATGGTACTTGGTCAGGGTCACAGGGAGTCACCACCACTTCAAGCACCCAACCAAAGCGGGGATCGTCACGATCCCCCACCCCAAGAAAGACCTGAAACCCGGCACGATAAACAGCATCAAGAAGCAAGCCGGCCTGAAATAGGGCCGGTTTTTTCCCGACCATCCAAGGAGGTCAAATGCTTTACCCCATCGCAATCGAGCCGGGCGACGATCAACACGCCTATGGCGTCATAGTTCCGGACATTCCGGGCTGCTTTTCGGCCGGCGACACGCTGGACGAGGCCATGAAAAACGCCCACGAGGCCATCGACGGCCACCTTTCCCTGCTGGCCGAAGACGACCAGGCGATCCCGATGGCCAGCACCGTGCAAGCACATATGGCCAATCCGGAATACGCTGGGTTCATCTGGGCCGTGGTCGACGTGGACATCACCCAGTACCTCGGCAAGGCGACCAAACTGAACGTCACCTTGCCGGCGTCGCTGATCCGCCGGATCGATGACTTCGTAGCGACGCACCCCGAGTACAAAAGCCGCTCCGGCTTCCTCGCCAAAACCGCACTGGAAAAGCTCATCAGCTCTCAAGCTGCTTAGCGAGGCAGTCCACACACCCCCCTTTCTTTGGGTAAAACGTAGAGCGCCCCATATTGGGGCGCTCTGCTTTCCAGGTTACCCACCGTTTCTGTGAATAACCGAGCGGATAAAGTGGTCCGCAGCCAAAGACAAAGCGCCTCACAGGGAGGCGCTTGTTTTTTGAACTACTCAATATTCACAGAATCGCACACTCATCAAGCGTCGGGCTGCCGATAATGCGCGTGCTACCCTTGCACGATACCGTCACTTCTTGGCCTTTCTTCAGCGTTTTGGCCTTGGGTGCTTCCGCCTCGCTCATTTTGGCCATCACGCGGTTGAACTCGTCTTTGGCCTTCAGCCACACGATGGTGTTGTCGAAAGCATCCTTGTCGATCGACGCAATCTTGCCGCTTACCTCCAGCTGCTTGCCTTTGTATACATCGTCAGCGGCGGCTTCGTTATCCTCATAATCCTGATGCAGCTTCTTGGCACTGACCTTGATGGCCTGCTCCTGCGCTGGCGCAGCCTCGGGAGCCTCCTGCGCGGCCTGCTGCGTGCTGCCGGACTCGTTTTCGACGGTGGCCGGGGCCTTATCCTTGCCACCCCCGAAGATTGCCCCAATCACCACCAGGGCAACCAAGGCGATACCAATCCACTTCAAAGCTTTCATGATGCATATCCACATGTAAAAACGTCATTAGCATAACATGCTGAAGACATACCAACAAACCTTGACGGGTCTAATCAACAGACCTTATCCTGACCGCTCCTAACTCATAGCGCGACAGCCGGCGCGCTGATTCCTTGTGAATCAAAGCCGGTGTTTTTGTTTGTCCCCTCTTTCGGCCAACGTGCGCTTGCACGCGGGTCTTACCGGTCGATGGGGGTTGCGGGTATCCGTAAGGACCCGGCGCTTGCTATGAGCGTAGGACAGCCCCCACCCCTGCTTGGGTGGTTCTTCCTGAATCATAGGAGCCAATCATGGCTAAAGTCCTCCGCGCCCTGGCGCACCTGTTCCCCGCTCCCGTACAACCGATCGGCTTCTTCGCCACCCGCGACGAGGCCACCGCCTACGCCCGCCGTGAACTGGGCCATCTGGGCAAACGCATTGCAGTAGTGAACCACCTAGACGGCTATGCCGTGTACTGCGTGGGAGGACTGTGATCATGACCGCCCCCAACCTTTGCCACCTGATGAATCTGCAAACTCGCATGGAACGCCTGCGCGGCTTGGACAGCGACGTGCTGAAGGCCGCCGGCGTCGATGACATACTGCAGGAGCTTGCCGCCTCCGTTGAGGCCGTGTATGCAATGCGTGACGTGGTTTCAGATCTGGCCGGCCTGGACGACGCCCTTCAGCTGCTGCTCCTACTACTGCAACGCGCTGAAGACGAACCCATCTCGGCCATGGGGCTAAAAAACCTGCTGGAACCGCTGTGCGGAGGCCTGCGGCAGCAGACGGAACGGCTGAGCGGGCTGATTTGATAGCCTCGGCATAAAAGGCACTCGCCACGGTGGGTGCCTTTGCGCAACAGGACGCGCCCGCCGCGTCATCACTCGAAAGCAAAAAGCGCCCATCCATCTCGGGCGCTTTTTTTTACACTTCCTCCCGCCGAACCGATAGACCGTAAGCGCGGTAGAACCCCAGGATGCCTGCGCGGATCTCATCAGGGCTGTCGCGCCACGCACCAAGCAACATCATCTCATCTGGTGCCAGCTTCCCGTCGGTGGCTTGCCCGATCACGACGTAAGAAATGTCGACCCCACACCCCGACCAGTTCTGGAGTGCCACTGCGTCAGGCGTGCTCTTCCCTTTTTCGTAGGCGGTATACGTGCTGAAGCCCACAGCACCTCGCCGGGCCATCTCCGTCTGAGTCAGGCCAAGGCGGATGCGTTCCTGCAACAGGCGTAGGCCGATTTCTTGTTTTTGAGAATCTGATGTTGTCATGTTCTCGAATTCGAGTAATAATGCACTTGTGAATTTCGCAATTCCACAATGATGACACAAACATGAACACTGCTAAACGACGCGCTCCGCCAGGAGTGGAAAAGGATTTGCCGGTAGGCGTGCGCTTCATGCCAGAAGAGCGCGAGGAGGTCATCGAGCTTTCAAAACGCGACGGCCGGACACGGGGCAGCTTCGTTCGCATGATCTATCTGATCGGCCTAGCTGAGTGGAAACGGCAGCAAGCCCAGAAACAACAATAGGCCAGCGATTGTTCTGTGGCCACCACCCATGGAAGAGGGAGCACTGTGGATAGCATCAGAGGCAGTTACCAGATGATGTGTTGCGCGACCAACGGCGGCTGGTCTGCGATGGCCGCGTCACAAGGCATAAGCCTGACCGCTCTGCAAAACCGCGTCTACGGCCGTAAAGGGCAAGAGATAACCGTGTCACGCGCTATGGCGATGCAGGCTATCAGCGGTACCACCTACTTCGCAGAAGCTGTGGCTCACGAAAGTGGCGGACTGTTCATCAAGCTGCCCACCGTGGGCGACCTGTCGGCCGAGGATATCCAGGAGCAGTTCATCGAGATGCTGGAGAAGGCTGGCGAGTTTGCCGCCGAGTGGCGACGCGCCACCGCAGATGACGAAGTCTGCAAGCGAGAAAAGCGGCAGCTTGGCCACCTGGCCACCGACCTGTGTGTCATTTTCAGAAGGCGACTGCACCAAGTGACGCGGCTTGAAGGCTGTTGTGCAGTCGGCTCCTGACAACCCAATATCAGGACTCCTCTGCACGAAACTCGTCTATGCTCAATACTCATGTGCACCAAAGCGAGGTGAGCATGGCGACCGATACCTCACGGATTCCCGAGCAAGGCGTGGCGACCCTGCCAGATCAGGCTTGGGAGCGTGCGCGCCGTCGTGCCGAGATCATCGGGCCATTGGCGCAATCTGAGCCGGTCGGGCATTCAGCGGCCGACGCGGCGGCTCAGGCGCTGGGCCTGTCCCGGCGGCAGGTC